ATAAGAATATCAAAATATTTCACCAAGCGGCTGAGGATTAGAAGACTAGATACTGTGGACATGAGTTCAGAACTATACGGAGACTATCAAAATCTATTAGTTATTATATTGCAATATATTAAGGTATGAAAAAAGATAAAATCAAATTTAGCTTTACACCGGACTTCCAGTTGGAGATACTCCGGTTCATTATTCAAGACAAGGAAGGAGGTTTAGTACTGGGAAGGTTAAAACCCAGTTACTTAGTTCTTATTGAGCATTCTTTAATATGTGAGGGTATACTTAAGTACTTTAAGAAGACAAAGAAGATACCCTCTCAGAATGTATTAAAGGAAGTGATAAAAGAAATGCTAGAATCCAAAGCTTATGTAGACTTAGTAACTAAGGATGACATCCCAACTATTGAGAGAACCATTAAGAACCTCTATTCAATTCAATTATCAGATTCCGAATATATTAAAGAGAAGATTTATAAGTTCTCTACTTATGTTGAGATGAAGAACTTGAATGATTCATTCGATTTAGATAACTTCGAACAATACGAAGAATACTCTAAAAAGATTGAGAAGGTTCTTCAAAAGAGTAAGCCTAAGAAAGAAGATGAACCATTATATATGATTCGGGATGTTACGGAGAGACAATTCAAAAGACAATCAGAACCATCCGTAGTTCCATGTCCATTTAGGCAATTGAATGATTTGACCAATGCTGGTGGATTTCCAGTAGCTTCAGTAAATGTAATCTTGGATAGACCTAAGGCAAAGAAAACATTCTTCATGGTAAACCTTGCAAGAGGATACCTAAGAATGAAGAAATCGGTATTATATATAGATACAGAAAATGGCCAAGAACAAATCATGGACCGTTTCATTCAATCAAGTATCAATAAAACAAAGAAGGAATTATATTCCGGAGATTACGATAAACTCGAGGCTAAGCATTTAAGGAAATTGGCAAGGTTTGGAGTTGAATTGGTAGTTGAAAGAGTACCCGCATTAATTACTGACTGCAATTATATAAGAGAGAAGATATTAACTCTTAGAAGCCAGGGAATTGATATTAAGGTATTGATGGTCGATTATGCAGGTAAGCTTGCATCATTAGCTAAAGATAAAGAGGATTTTGATAGAATCTCAAACGTATATATTGACTTACAGAACTTAGCAGAGGAACTACACTTAGATGTTATATGGACTGCTCATCATATTACAAGGGAGGGTAAGAAACATAGAACTACCAAGTATGATGAGAATGATATCTCTGGTTCAATTGCAATTGTTCGTAATGCTCAATTTATAATGGGTCTTAATTGTACTGAGCAAGAGGAGAAAGATAATATTCTTCGAGTTGAGATTGTAGTACAAAGAGATGGTCTTCCTTCGGGTAGGGCTTTATTCAAATGTGATGTCGAAAGACAAAGATGTACAGAATTTACTAAAGAACAACGAAAGCAATATGATGAAGTATACGGTAGTAAATTGGATGAGCAATTTAAAAAGAAAGATAATCCAGATGCTGATTCCAATAAAAGAGAAAGGACAACTGGAGATATATAAATGTAAACTTGGTATTCATGATTGGATAACAGAGCCTTGGTGGGAAACCAGGAAAAGACCAAAATATACAAGGAAAGGAGGTAGTAAGAGAGTTCAATATTATACTAAATATCGTACCAGAACCTATTGTAGAATCTGTGGTAAAAAGGAGAATGAGAACAAAGAAAGTAGAAGTAGTAAAAGATAGATGGACTGATGGATTAGCTTTAGAAATATCCCATAATGGTTGGCAAACAACTTCCATCAGTAACCTGGATTTAGAGGATTTAAAGAGAATCCGAAAAGTAATTCGTAAAGCTATAAAGGAACATGAAAATAACAAATCAGTTTAAGTCTAAGCTCAAAACTTATTTCATTAAAAGACTTGGAGCTTTTGAATATAAACATGGCTGGATGAAACTCCCAACTTGCCCTTACTGTCATAGGGAATTAAAAATGGGAGTTAATCTTTCCATGTACAGAACTAATTGCTTTAGATGTAATGAGCATCCGAATCCTTCACAATTAGTTATGGATGTTGAGGGATTCGATACTTATCACGAACTTATAAATTTCTTAAACAATGGACAATTCGAAGAACTTGAATTTCACGATGAGAAAATTGAACTTGCAGAAGCTAAGCCTTTGTACTTACCCGATAGTTTTAGACTCCTTAGTATCGGAGATTCACAAATTGCAAGGAGCATTAGAAGCTATGTCAAAGGCCGCGGATTTAGTATCGAAGAGTTATGTAAACATGGAGTTGGTTATGCGACAAAGGAACCTTTCTTCGGGTACCTTATTATACCGTTCTATTATCATGGCCAACTCAGGTATTATAATGCCAGAAAGGTTATCGGAAACGGTCCTCGGTATAACAACCCCAACAAAGATATCACAGGCCTTGGAAAAGAGTTTATCATATTTAATTATGACGCATTGGAAATGTATAGGTCGGTATTCATTTGCGAAGGAGCACTTAATGCTCTCACCCTCGGAGATAGAGCTATTGCCACAATGGGTAAAGCCATTAGTGCCTACCAAGTCAATGAGTTACTTAAATCCTCATGCCAAAGATATATTGTATTGTTGGACCCAGATGCCAAAAGATATGCAGTCAATCTTGCGCTTAAACTTGTTGCCTATAAAAAGGTCAAGGTAGTATTTCTTCCTGATGGTTTTGATGTAAATGATTTGGGAAGGAAACAAACACTAAAGTTAGTATATCAAACAAGGTATCAAAGTTATCAAGAACTCGTTCAAATCAAGAACTCTTTGGAATAAGGATTTCCTATTATTATATAACTTAAAATATTAATGATATGAAGAAAATAAAAATTGATGGCTCTTACATTTTCCTGGCAGTAGTTCTATCCGTATTCATTTGGATTATGGGTAGTATGACTCCAGTTAGAACTTGGTGCTCTAAACCAAAACCAAAAACGAATATGGTTTTCAGATGTGAAATGGTTGATGGTAAAGTTAGAGATTATACTTTAAACTTACCTGAAGATGTAAATTGGTATGTTGGTACAAATAGAGGTTCATATTATGTACAGTTCCAATCACCAGGTATAAATCTTTTTGGTAAGAAAGCTTGGGTAGAGGATAATGAGGGTTGTATTAATGGAGTTTTAGTTTGTAATAGGATAAAATGAGAGAACCCAGCATTCACATTACTAAGTCTCAATTTGAGGAAATATTAAATACCTTAGAGGTAGATAACTTCCCAGTTGAGGCTTTTTTTGTTATTGCTCGTAAATCGGCAATAAATACTAGAGCAGTAGTTGTTTCTAATAAAGGGACAACTAAGAAAGTAACTAACATGTTACTAGCATCCAAAGGGGATGCTGCCTTAGTTGCTGATATTTTATATGCAACCCGTATAAAGTTAAAGCATAGAGGAGTTCGTAAAATAAACGAAAGTAATACAAGGGAATGGGCAAATTGTAAAAAGCTTGCCGAGATATGTAATACCTTCTGTGAGGATTTTAAATTTGATACTCGGGAAGGTTTTATTAAATATATTGAGACAGGCTTAAAGAGGATGACTGATTATAGGAATGTTATGCAAAGGTTGATATCTATGCAGGACAACATTACTAATCAAGTAGATGCTGAAATAGAATTGCAATATTCTGATTCAAAGCTTACTAAAGAGATACATGATTATTTCATAGGTAAGATTGCTAAGGCAACTGGTATATATGAATCTTATGAAAATAAACCAGAGAAATATGTACACTTTGCAAAGGTAGGGGAATTCTTAAAAGAAGAAGGTTGGGATTATAAGACATTCATTGATGCTCAGTTTGAATCTCTTGCATGGTGTAATGGATTACCAGATATTGCACAGATGTATACGGATAAAGCAATCGAAAGATACAATAAGTATTTATATAAGTATAAGAATAAAAAATCCCTGGAAGAGGAACCTGAAGTTGAAGGTTCTCTCTGGGAAAAGATTAATAATTAAAAACGTAACGTTATGAAAGCTTTAAAATTTTTAGGTAACAGAGTAGAGGATGCAGCTAATGCTTTTATTGATGTCCTCAAGTATTCAGACCAGTCAGTAGATTACCCTGACTTCAACGGTATCGAACCTTGGCCGGATGATATTGTTAACATGTTCAAGGATGCTCTGAAGGATAAACCTTTCTCAGAGATTAGTGCTATCCTAATGTATACTCAACAGTCTTCAAGGTTCGAACCTATTGCAGAACTTATGTTGGGTATTGGTTTAGTAGAGATGAGACACTACGATAAATTATCGGATTTCTTACAGAAGGCAGACCCATACGAGGAGAATCCCGTTATGGATATTTATCCAAAGGTAGAGGTAGGTTTTTCTCCTGAGAGTGCTTTGAAGATCGCCTTAGATTCAGAAATAGAAACTATTGGTCATTACAAGAAGATTATGAATAACGTAGCTTTATACAATGACCGGGCAGATTATGATGACGTGATGTACTTATTGAATAAGTTGGTTGCTGATGAGGAACATCACATTAAACTTCTCAAGGAAGCAATGGGAATGGATAAAGCTACTAAAGGTGTAACGGTAATTATCAAATGAGTAGGATAATAATACAAAACGGAAATATGTGCGAACTTGATTTACCTCTTAAGTTCGCACAGAAACTCTACCAGGAATTTTCGGTTAGACATCCTAATGCTTTCTACTTACGTACAAGGCAAAGAGGTATGCAGAACTGGGATGGTAAGATACATTATATAAACAAGCATGGTGAGTTTAAGATAGGTTTTCTTCCGGCAGTATATGAAAAGTGTATTGAGTATGGAATTAAACCTAAAGTTGTAGATATGCGGAAACCTTTACCCAAAGTCAAAAGGGTAGTTACGAAAATAGGTAAGTATAAATTAAGACCAGAACAAGAGAAAGCTGTAAAGGCAATTATATCTAACCAAGTAGGTAACTCTCTCTTTCAGATTGGAGTTTTAGATTATACTGTTAATGCAGGTAAAACTCTTATCATGTCATCTTTATATTTATCTTATAAGAGACAGTTAAAGACTTTGCTAATAACTAATGACTCTGATTGGTTGAATCAAGCTAGAGAAGAGTTTAAGCAATATCTCCCGGGAGAAGATATAACCTTTGTTCAAGGTAAGGTTTTAAACTGGAGTAACTTTACAATTGGTATGGTTCAATCTATTTCTCGAAACATGAGATTCTATCAACAGGAATTATCCAAGATAGATATGGTTTTGGTAGATGAGGCAGACCAAGGTGGAAGTAAACAATATCAGAATGTACTTACTCGGTTATTTAATACCAGAATTCGTATAGGATTATCTGGTACCATTTATATGAGTAAGCTTGCTAAGGATAAAGTTAAGAATATGAACCTTGAATGTTTCTTTGGTAAAGTGATTGCCGAGTTTAAACTTAAGGATTCTATCAAGAAAGGTTACTCAACTAAAACAATCGTAAAGATGGTACCAAGTAGACCTTGGTATGGTAATTGGGAATCCGAGTTTGTAACTTATAAAGACATCTATGATGATTCTATTACCTTGAATAAATATGCCAAGAGAATGGCCTATGCTCGGTTAAAATGGAATATTAACCAAGGTAGATATCCTGCACTTGTAGTATGCAAGCATATTGCACATTGTGAAAATCTATATAAGTTCTTTAAAAAGAAACTGGGCGATGCCTATAATATTGCCTATGTGCATGTTAATACTCCTTCTAAGTTAAGACAACAAATAATGAAGGATTTTAGAGAAGGTAGGATAGATATCCTGGTATCAACCACAATCATTGCTCGAGGTAAAAACTTTCCTAAGCTTAGGTATTTACTTAATGCAGCAAGTATGGATAGCCAGGAAAAATCTATTCAGTTCCTTGGTCGTTTGGTAAGAACTGATGAATCCAAGAATAGGGTATACCTTGATGACCTTCATTATCCTGGAGATTACCTTAGCCGACATGGCAGACATAGGAAACAATATTATCAAAAACAAGAATTGAAAGTTATTCTGTTAGAGAAGCTATGGAAGAATCACCCTATTCATTCTTTATAAGAATACCTTACTTAAGTAGACTTATAAGTACTATGGATAATTACTTTTTCCGGTAGGAGGAAGTAATTAATCTAATAGAGGGACATAGGGCATTAAACATTAATACTTAAAACAATGGAATTAACATTATTAATACCAGTAGTACTGGGAGTGATTATCGGAATATTCTATCTCTATTCATCTCAGTATGATTATGATGAATATAAATATCAATGTCATCAATGTAAAAGGAAATTCAGAAAGGGCGAATTAAAAGATTTAAGAGGTCCTTGGCATACTAAGGATTGGACCTGTCCACATTGTAAACATATAAATGTAACACTTAAAAGTTATGATTACTAAATTATATAAGAAGCTGGTTGATAAGATAATCGGAAAGGAACTTACTCCTCTCCATGTCTTTAATTGTAGTTCATTAGTATGGGTATCGAATATACAATCTACTCAGATAATACCCAATGAGTATAAGGTATATTTTGATTTATCTTTCTGTTCAGGACTGCAAGTTAGGGTATTAACTTATACTGACACTCGTTACTCACAACACTTGGGTGATATCAGGAAACTATTTATAAATGCAATTGGACATTCCTACTTACCACTTTATGAGTCGGAATTGAAGATTGGAGATTCAGTTATAAGACTAACAGAAAAAAGAATAGATGATTAATTATGGCAAAGAAAAAACAACAACTTCCTGATTTAACAAAGCAGGATGTCCTTACTCCCTTAGACATCAGTCAGCTGGGAACTAATGGAGACCCTTGCTTTGGTATTGGGTATGATTTATCCACTAAAGAGTGTAAACTATGCGGAGATTCCGAATTATGTGCATTCAAGATGTCCCAGAACTTGAACATTACCAGGAAAGAATTAGAACAGAAGAATCAATACAAAGATTTGGATATATTGGAAGATACAGTTGGTATCAAGAAATACATCCGAGGTTTGATTCGGAAAGGGAAAGATAAAAAAGAGATTATCTCAAAGACAGTTGAGAAATTCGAAGTACCAAGAAAACGTATTAGAGAACTTTATCGAGAGTGCAATGAAAAAAATTGATATGATATGGGCCCTGTTCAAGATATATCTTAACAACCCAAATTATTATGTAAGGCAAGAGGATGTTCTTGCTGATTTGTTTATGGAGGGTGAATCAAGCCTTACCAGATTCTGTCATTCATTGGGTATATACCCTCAACGAGGATTAACCTTTGGACAACTTTTAAAACAATGTAATATATTATGAACAAGCTAAGATTTATTAAAGTAAGAGACGTAAAGACTCCTTCTCGGAGTAATGAGGGTGATGCAGGTTTGGATTTCTATATCCCGGGAGACCTAGACCCTCAACATCTTATTCAAATGGAGGCAAATAGAACTCCAAATCATTTCACTCCGGACTTTGTATTGGGAGTAGATACAGTTACTAATCATGTAACTACAATTGAGATTTACCCTGGAGGTAAGATACTTATCCCCTCTGGTATCAAACTTCTTATGGAACCAAGAGAGTCTATGTTAATGGCTGCTAACAAATCTGGACTTGCTTCAAAGAAAGGTTTACTCTATACGGCAGAGATTGTAGATTCTCCTTATGTTGGTGAGATTCATATTGGTATCATCAACTTAAGTAGAACTATACAGACTATTAAATCAGGAGAGAAAGCAACCCAATTTATTCATGTACCAGTTTATCTTACTGAACCAGAAGAAATTCAAGAAGGAGATTTTTATTCTGAATCTCAAATGTGGGGAACTCGGCAAGGTAAAGGATTTGGCTCATCAGGAAATTAACCATGGAAGATAATATATTAGGATTCCCGGGATATCATATTACTCGGGAAGGTAAGCTCTATAATAAGGGACACCCAGTAAAGACTTTCTTCCATAAAGGATACGAACGTACTAAACTTAGAAATAATAAAATATCTAAGAATGTAAAGATACATAGGTTAGTAGCAGAAACTTATATACCTAATCCTGACAATCTACCCGTAGTGATGCACCTAGATGATAATCCGAAGAATAACAGAGTAAGTAATCTTAAATGGGGTACTCAAAAAGATAATGTATATGATGCCATTAATAATGGTAGGTTGAAATTAAAGGGTAAAGATAATCCTATGTATGGAGTAAGTAGAATGGGTCTATTTGCTCCTCATACTTCTTTAACAGTACGTAGTATTCGAAGATTAGAGAGATTGAAATTAAAAGGTAATACCAATAAGTATATAGCTAAGAGGTTGAAAGTTAGTAATGTTACTGTTGGTAATTATCTTAATGGTAAACATTATAAAAGTTAACATTTTGGATATCAGGAATATTAAAGAAGAGGTACCACCTACTAGAGAAGGTACTGAGTTACAGAATATGTATTCTCTTGGAATACAACAATTTGAAGGCTACAGGCAAATAGAAAAATTGCCAGAAGCCCCATTGGACGTGAATAACCCATATAATCAAGTAATCCTTAAAGACTTTATTGGTAGAGTAATAGAGGAATTGATGGAGGGTTATGAATCTACTTCAGAAGTGGTTAAGATATGTCATAAGTGGGGATGGAATATTGAACAACTTACAGAAGAAGAATATACCCAGGTACTCAATCATTTGCAAAATGCCAATGAGGAACAGGTAGATGCCTTGGGATTCTACTTCACTTTATTTCTCTTTGCTAACATTGCTCCAGAAGATATTCTATCATGGGGAACTAATCATGTAATGGATTACTCAGACTTCAAAGTAAACAACTTGAAGGATGTAATGACTCTGGGAATGGCAATGGTTACCGAAGGTACTATTGGTTTAGTTAATCGGTTTAACATGATTGATGAAGACCATGAATCCGTAAAAGACTACACTCCAGGATTCAATACTTTAAGTGAAGCATCACATGAAGAAGAAAAGATATTATTGTTCAATGTAGTTTACGAACTGAACATTGCAAGAAATCTTCTAAAGTGTAGGCCATGGAAACAAACTCAGGTAATGACTAAGGAATTAGATTTTCAATATTCTTTGGTAAAAGCTTTCTACTTATATATGGGATTCCTGGGTATTCAAGGGTTTACTCCCTATGAATTATTTATGTTATTCTTTAAGAAACAACGCCTTAATATATGGCGTCAAAAATCAAATTACTAATGTCGGGTTGGAACAGAAAATTAGAGGGTCTTCAATCGAATACGGAGGAGACCCTCCATTCTTTGGAGTTTGCAACTTCACAAGAGGCATGGGAGAAATTGAACGAGGCTTTCCTAAGGTTAGACCCAGTTCTTTTTGATAAGGGTGCTACTGCAAACAGTGGAGTTGCAGTAGCATACAATGTGTTTATAAAAATACGTAAAGCATGGGTAGACCCAGATTTTGATTATGGTAGGTGTTTTAATTACAAAGAAACTAAGTGGACAAGCTTATTGAATAATTACATAGACTTTAATAAGTTAGACCTCTTACGTAGCAAATTAAGATTCCTGAAGTCAAAGTATAATCAGAATTACAATGTTACGTACATGTTCAATAATCATCATGATAATGGTAAACAATGTCTAATAGCTGCGACTTTTTCAAAACGATTCGGGGAGGACATCCCAGTTATTACAATGGTAGTTCGGGCTTCGGAAATTACCAAGAGGTTAATATTCGATTTCCTATTAATTCAACGAATGTCAGAGTACGTATATGGGCCGGACCAGTCAGTACAAATCAACCTATTTGCGACTCAAATGTACGGAAATGTAGAAACCCTTCTGATGTATTCAGCTTATAAGCCTTTAAAGAAAGTAATCAAGGGTATTGATAATCCCTGGACTAAACGAGTTAAGGAAGTATATAAGAAAATTCTAAACGGTACAGAAAAGGAATGGTCATCATTCAAAGTATTTTTCAGAAGTTTCAAAGTACTACGTCCTGACTTGTATAAATACCAGGCTTTGTTAGCAAAGGACTTGCTATTAGAATATGAAGACATAGAATATCCGGAAAACGTGATATCCTATTCTCAAAGGAAAGTATATAAGAAGAAACTTTTAAAGAAACAGAAGAATGAGAATCTACAGTAATTCTTTTGAGTTAATGTCAGAACTTGGCAGAGAACTCAACAGTTATGGTCAGACTGTAAAACCAAAGACCTATCAGAATAAAGTGATTGAAGGTAAAGAAGAGTTTGAAACAAAGGAACTAATTTGCCAACAATACTGTTTAACTTCACTTGGAGACCCAGTATGGTTATTTGTATTCTCTCATTCAAAGGAATGGGCAGATGAAGAGTTCAGAGAAAGGGCTGGTTGGTATGGTTGTAATCCGGGTAAAGCTTGGGAATTAAGAAAAGACCTATGGGAACAATTCTTGGTAGAAGGGCCAAATGGGAAAGAGTTTGATTATACTTATCCTGAAAGGATTTGGAATCCTCTAGGAGTTACCAGTAAATTAGCTCTAGAAGAAGTAATTAATCTTCTTAAAAGGGATAATGATACTCGTAAAGCAGTACTCCCCATATTTCATGGTTCAGATTTATGTTTCCTTGATGGAAGTAGACGTATACCCTGCTCTATGTATTATGATTTCCTTATCCGTCAGAATGGTAAGGGAGAAAAGGTATTACATATTTGCTATCACCAAAGAAGTTCAGACTTTGTTACTCACTTTGGTAATGATGTATACCTTGCATGGAGACTAATGGAATACGTAGCACAAGAGGTTGGAGTAAAACCAGGTTATCTATATCACACTATCGATTCTCTTCATTCCTATAAGAAAGATTGGAAATACCTAAATACCAATCTGGAAGACTTACAAGAGAAATTCTAACCCTTAGAGGGATGTATCTACTACAAGTGGGTATGTCCCTCTTTCTATTTATAAATATATGGAAACAAGATATCACATAATAAGAAACAAAAGAGAGTTAAAGAAACTCATTGCTTGTTGTAAATCAACTGGTTATGCTTGCTGTGACTACGAAACGAATGCAGAACCAATTTACAATAAGAGTTTCAAACCAACTATACTCTCAGTATCTTGGATGCCAGGATTTGGTGCTTCTATTCCATTAGACCACTTTGAAACAAAAGATTATACATCTCCAGGGTGGAATTGGAAGAAGATGCTAAGGAAATTTGGAGAAGAGGTAATCGAGAATTACGAAATAACCAAGGTTGCATGGAACTGGAAATTTGATGACCAGATTAATCAAAAGTATCACATCTATTATAGAGGTACTTGCCTTGATGGAATGCTTGCAAAATATGTTCTCAATGAGGAAAAACCACATGACCTAAAATCAATGGTTAGAAGATATCTACCAGAACATGGAGATTATGAGAAGAAAGATAAATTCGATAAGATACCTTGGGATAAAAAAGAATTAGACCCACTTTGTCATTATGGATGTCAAGATACAGATTATACTCTTAGGTTAATGATATTCTTTGAGAAAAAGTTAATTGACTTAGGTATGTATTCGGTATTCCGTAATTTATTTATGTGTAATTCCCGGGTATTAACCTCGGTAGAGAAAGAGGGTTTATACCTTGATACCAAATTTAATCAAAAACTCCTTGAAGAATACAAACCCAAAATTGATGCTGCAAGGGAAGCTATCTATAATTTACCAAGAGTAAAGAAGTTCACTAAGAAATATAATCAGGGTAAGATTGAGAAATATATTCAATCAATAGAAGCTGAACTCGAGGAGTTAGATTATAATGACCCAAAAGATAAACGTAAGATTGATTCTCGGCAACAAAAGATAACTAATATACGTGCAGGGGTATTTACTACTAAGAAAGAACAGGAACTTATAAGACCAGTTAATCTTGGTAGCCCAGTTGATTTACCTCAACTAATGTATTCAGATATTGGATTCAAATTCCCTGTAATTAAAGATAATGAATCTGGTAAGCCAAGTACAGATGAAGATACATTAACCGAATTAAGGTTAACTGTAAAAGACCCTGAATCTCCAAAAGCAATATTTCTTGATAAGATGCTTGAATTAAGAGGTTTAGAGAAAATGTATAAGACTTATATCTTAGGTTGGTCAGAGAAGGTACAAGATGATTCTCGATTACACGGTAGGTATAATATACATGGTACAGATTCTAATAGGTTTAGTTCTGCAGACCCAAACATGCAACAAATACCCAAGACTTCTGTAGACCCAAATATCAAGAAACAATTGGTAGCTCCTCCCGGTTATCTTTATATGGCATTCGACTATTCTCAGGCAGAATTAAGAATGATGGCTCACTTATCGGGTGATGAAACTTACCTGGAAGCATTCGCCAAGGGAGTAGACCCTCACCTTGGTATAGCAGCAGCAAAATATGGTGTATCGATTGAAGAAGCAAGTAAAGCTTACGAAGATGAAATGCACCCAGATTATAAATTATGGAAGGTACGAAGGAAGCAAGCTAAACAGATTGCATTTGGACTTATTTATGGAATTGGTAATAAATTACTAGCACAGAAATTATCTGACCCAAAAGCTGGTATTATAGTTACTCCGGAAGAAGCAGCAAAGGAAATGGAAGTATTCTTTGGTCAACATCCTAAGATTAGGAAGTTTAAAGAGAAACAAGAAAAATTCCTTCGTAAGCATGGGTATTATACCCAGTTATTTGGTACTAAACGAAGACTCCCCCAAATATATTCAAATGATAAGCAAGAGGTTGCTTATGCAATTCGTTTAGGTCTTAACTTCCCATGTCAGGGTGCTGCAGCAAATATGACCAACTTCGGAGCTATCCTGGTTTATTATTTAATGAGACAAGGTAAACTACCAATGATGAAAGAAGCTTGTACAGTACATGATGCTGTATATATGTATGCTAAACCAAACGATATTAACACATGGACTGTATATACAATCTGGAATATCCTACGTAACCCAAGTACTAAAAGGTATTTCGGATTTCAAGTTGATGATGTTGATATGGATATGGACTTTACTATTGGTAGAACTATGGCAGAAGAATTACCATTCATTCCCGGGTATGATTATAACAAGATGTTACAACCAGATTTCTCAGTAGAGGAATATATGGCTGAACATAAGAAGTATAAGCATATCCACATCAAGCAATTCAAAGAAAGGTTTAATAAACAAATAAAGAGATATGAAAAAGATTTTGAATGGGCCCACAATATGGCGAGCTAAATGCCCTTATTGTGATTGTGAATTCGAATATGATTATTCAGAAGTGGATTCACATACTTTTGCAGATTGTAAATTGGTTAAATGTCCTGGTTGCAATCGGTATCTTTATCATAAAGACAATGATAAATCCACTACAGAAGTAAAAAGAGAGGATACTATGACAACATAAATAATATAAATTTATGAAACTATGGCAAACGAAGAAGATATTTTGAATGCTAACAGACTATCATCACTAACTTACATGGTAGCTGCTTGCTTAAATTTCTCTATCGAAAATCTTAACCGACAACTAAGGTTATGTAATCTACAATTAGTAGGTAGAGATAAGATGTTATTCAATCGGATTAAAACTCAGATAGAGCAATTACAATCTAATCTCAATATATTAGAGGATTTGGCTTTTGGAGTTATGAAAGATGAAGAGGCAAGGTTAGCCTATGAAGATGCTACCCATATTTATTGGGCTTTGTTTATGATTCTGGTTGATAGGGGTGGAACTGATAATTTATGCGACTTAAGGTTCAAGGCTTTGATTGATAAGATGGCACCTTACAAATCTCTTCTTCATTTGCCTGGTATGGATGTTGCATATAGATGTGCATTCGCTCAGGTATCAAAAGCCATCCAAGATGGTAAATATAGTAAAGAGGATTTTAAGAACCTATTACAATATGAAAACGGAACTGAAGAAACTAAAGGTTAAATTCGAAGGTAGGATATTAGAAATAGATATCCAAAAAGAATTATCTATAAACGAAAATCTCATCAATTCTCAGCTACGAGAATCTCCTTCTAGTTATTATATATTCTGTTCTTTAAGAGATAAGTATATTAAAGAAAGGGATGCACTAGCAAGGGAAAAGGACGAAGCCTATTCTTCTGCATGGATTTATATTAAAGAATCTAACGAGAGATTCAACAATGACTACGTATCACATAAAGCAAACGTAAGTCCTAAATATAAATCCATATATCAAAGATATTTGAAGGCAGTAGAAAAGGCTAACAAGTATATTTCAATCTGTAGAGCTTATGAATCTAGAGAGGGAATACTGAGAACATTGAATGCCAACCTTCGTAAGGAGAAATAAGAACTATAATCAATTACTAACTTTTAAAATATAAGAAATATGAACTATTCATTGACTTTTGTATCTGTAGCAGTAGCTCAGAAATTTAATGAAGAATTGCCTGGTAGTCCAACAGAGAACCGGGTATTGATTTTATCTCCAAAAGAGGTAAATCAAACAAAATCCGGACTCTTTATTCCGGAACAAGTAAAAGAGGGAGTACCTCGTAAGGGAGTAGTAGTAAAATCTGGTATCATCACCGAAGAATATAACACCTATAAGGACTTTGTTGCTATCGGCAGAATTGTTACTTATGGTTTATATGCAGGTAAGGGAATAGAATTTGAAACAGACAAGCTTTCTCCTGCATTGCAACAACTCTTGGAAAAGAACACTCTTACAGTGTTAAGTATGAACGAGGTAATTTATACCGAACCAAACGAGTAATTATCATGATAAAAGACAAAAAGAAAAAGAAAGTATCCTCAGATGGACTTTCTACAAAAGAAAAGATGCTGGCTAGAAAGAAACAGCTGGAATCAAAAAGTAATGGAGGTGGATTCATATACCCTAAGGAGGGTACTTTAAGGATGAGAATCAAATCTCCGGGTGATGACCAGGAATTGGGTATAGAAGTTATTCAATTCTACTTAGGTGGGGATTTGGGTGGAGTTATATCTCCGGCTACTTTTGATGAACCATGTCCTTTCATGGAGAAATACCAAGAATTGAAAAATTCAAAGGATGACGATGACAAGGAACTTGCAAAAACTTTAGTACCCAGAAGAAAATATGTATTGGGAGGTCCAGTATATGTAGACGAAAAAGGTACTAAGTTTGACTATGATGGTCAGGATAAGGGAGTTCTAGTTCCACGCTCAGTATATCAAGACATCATCGACCTTTACCTTGATGAGGATGAAGCGGGTGATATGACTGACCCGAAAAATGGATATGATATTAAAATCATCCGTTCTGGTTCAGGTAAAATGGATACTACCTATTCTGCTCGTGCTTGTAAACCAACTAAGTTGGATAAGAAATACCAAGGTACAGTAGATTTGGAAGGTATAGTTCGCTCTCAAATCAAATCTTATGATGAACTTGAGGAAATGCTTGCAAAATTCCTCAATGAAGACCCTGGAGATGATGACGACGATGCTCCAAAGAAAAAGAAGAAGAAAAAGGGATTACATCGTGACCATTACATGGAAGACGAAAAACCAAAGAAAAAGAGAAAATACAAATCTGATATTTAAGGGTTAGTAAATATGGTTTCATTCGATAAGGTAGTAATTAGATTCATTCGGTTACTACCTTATTTAGTTTAAAGAGATTACATTATGGCAAAGAAAACAAAAGTTGGTTTAAAGGTACCAACAGCAAATGAAATGGCAAAGAAATATGGGAGTATGATTAAGTTAGCTTCAGAAGTTACTGATACGGATTTATATATACCTTCAACATTCTTTGCCTTAAATTACTTATTCGGTAAAGGTATTCCATACGGTAAAATTGTAGAGATTGCTGGAGAAGAATCCTCTGGTAAATCTTTGGTGGCTTATAACTTTGCTTATGCTACTCAACAACTTGGTGGTCATGTAATATGGGTAGATGCAGAACAATCTTGGATGAACTCATGGGCAGAGATTAATGGAGTAGACCCTGCAAAGGTAACTATTGTTAATGATACTCGTATAGAATATATTGCAGATGTAGTAGCAGACTTAGCAATATATTTACGTTCTCAATTAACCCACAATGAACCGATACTTCTGGTAATCGATTCTATTGCAGCAACCGACTGTACGGATAATATTGATGCTAAGATGGTTGATGGTAAAGCTGAGATGGGAGGTAGAGCAAAGGCTCTTTACAAATACTTCCGTATTAGAAGTGAATTATTCTACAAATTGGGAGTATCTCAGATTTATATCAATCAGTTAAGAACTGCTTTAAATGTAGGGTTTGGAAAAGATAATACAACAACTACAGGAGGAGCTGCACTCAAGTTCTATGCTTCAATCAGAGCTGCTTTCTATTCAGGAAAATCTGTTACAATCAAACAGAATGGAAAAGAAAGGAAAGCTGGTAAACTTGTTACAATTAGACTTATCAAAAATAAAGTTGCTCCACCAAGACCCACAATTAGCAAATGCCCAGTATATTTCAACCCTAAATTCCATGAGGTTGGTTTTGATAGATGCTATGCTTTAGAGGATGTATTGGTAGATACTGATGTAATCGAAAAAACATCTGGTGGATATAAGCTAAAAGGTAAAACTCTTGCAAGAGGAGAAGAGAAATTCCAAAAGCTTCTGGAAGAAGATGATGAACTTCGTAGAAAACTTTTAAGGAAAGCCGGAGTAAATACTATAGGTACTACTAAAAAACAACTGGAAAGAATAGAAACAAATCTCTTCCCAGTTGATGGTGTAGAATATGAAAATTATGCAGACTCAGACGAAGAGGAGGAAGACGATGAGTAAGAAAACAATATTACTGGTTGATGGAGAGAACATTCTCCATCAATCCTTTCACAAGTTCGAAAAACTTAAATCTACCGATGGTAAACCAAGTGGAGCAATTTTCGGGTTCTTCAAATCATTACATATGTATCTTACAAGGTTTGAACCAGATGATGTAGTAATAACTTTCGACAATGGTCATTCACCGGTAAGAGATAAATTACTTCCCAATTATAAGGGACACAGAAAAAATATATCCGTAGATTATGAATCATTGCAAAATCAAAAGGCAGTTATCATGAAGATATTGGGTATGCTAAGAATTTCTTATATATTCGATAAAAGGAATAAAACCCAATATGAAGGTGATGATTTCTTAGCATACCTTGTTATTAATACCTATCGGGCAGAAAAGGTAATCTTGGTATCATCCGATAAGGATTTCAATCAACTCCTAAACAAGAATGTTAGGATATTGAATCCAAGGAAAGATGAGACAATCAGAGTAGATAACTGCAAAGAATTATTCGGTTATCATTCACATGAAACTGTACAGTACCTTGCAATGGTAGGTGATACTTCGGACGATATACCTGGGTTTAATGGTATAGGTCCAGTAAAAGCAAGGAAGATATTAGATGAGTATGGTACTATATATAAGTTCTTAGAAGCTAAACCCAATAAAGAATACTCAGAAGCTTGGGAAAGGAATCGTAAACTTATTGACTTATTCTGGTTTGTAGGTAATGTACCTTTGGATTCATTGCCCATCAAGAAGAAAAAGGTATTCAAGTATGAGAAATTCAAAGAACTATGTATCGAGTACTCATTAGCATCTTTTTTAACAAATGAATTTATAAAACCTTTTAAAAAGTTACAAGAATGAAGAACGTAAAGATAATGTATGCAGGTCCAAGTGGAGTTGGAAAGACTACACTTGCAGAGTTTACTCCTAAGTTGTATCATTATGGTGTATGTGAAGCTCAACCTATGAGATTCATTTCTGGTAGTGTATCCGAATTGATACCTAAAACCAAAGATATGACCCATAAGGAGATGTTGGAAAGGAATCCAAAGGATTTACTTCTTGAAGATTATCAGATTCTAAACCTTCGGAATAAGTTATTCAAAGATGAAGAGGATTTTGTAACAGATAGAAGCTATCTTGATTCGGCAGCTTACTTTTATTACAAACAATCCCAGAATATCCCAAAATGTGAAATGGAACACTTCTTCGAGATGTGCAAAATGTTACTCAATCAACAATGTACTCATCTAATCATCTTAGACTTCACTACTGCAATGATTAAAGAATGGGTAACAGAGGATAATAATAAAAGGATTGAGAACAATTACTTTCAATTCTTGATATCTTCAATCATGGATAATATGCTGAATATTTGGGGATTCATTCCGGTAGAGGAAATTAACGTACTTTACAGAGGTTGGTTCAAAAGACAACCTCTTGAGTATGGTGCTACTAAAGGTACTATCAAATCTTGTTATGGAGAAACAAAAGTTATTCAGATACGAGAGGCTAATATAGATATCCGAAAAGAAATTATTCAAAGTTTTATCAATGAGTAAAGAAGTAGTATTTATAGCATTCTCTGACTTGCACATAAATCTATGGGCAAAGTTTAATGAAAACAATAATAGGACCTTGAACTCAATCAAGGTCTTATCTGTTATTGCAGCTCAATGTGAAAAGTACCGATGTCCTGCATTATTCTGTGGAGATTTATTTCATAAACCAGAATCAATAGACCAGGATTTGGCAGTATTCGTAAAGGAACAATTCGAAATGCTAAATGAATATAATTGGAATATGATATACATACAAGGTAATCATGACCTCAAAAGTGTTAATCGAATAGATAAGATGGGATTTGGTTGGCCTTATGTATTTCATCAAAGGTTTATGATGTGTATAGATGGTGGTAGATATAAACATTCCTCTTACGGGGATTACCACATATATGGGGTTCCTTATATTGATAATAATGTGGGTCTAAGTGAATATCTTAAGAAACTTAAACTAGATAAGAGTGTTAAGAATATTCTTTTACTACACACTGATTATCCGGGAGCTAAGGATACCGATGGTAGAGAGGTTAATTCAGTAGAAAACCTAAATGTAAATGTTCTGAATAAGTTTGACCTGGTATTATGTGGACATATACATAAACCACAGAGGCTTTCAAAGAAGGTTTATATGATAGGTGCTCCCAATCATCAGAGAAGAACAGACAGAGGTTGTAAATTAGGATACTGGAAAATATATTCAGACCTAAGTATGCAATTCATACACTTAAAGCAATTCCCAAAATTCATCGATGTAGAATCAGAAGATGAAATTAAGGATGATGGCAATTATTATACCGTTTTACCTAAGAAAACTAGTAACTTAGTAAATACTAACCATAAAATCACTAAGCAACTTTCTAAGAAAGCTCTAGCTAAAAGATATCTTAAGGAAAAAGGTATAAAGGAAGAAGAGAAGAAGAATCTTCTCATTGATGTACTTAAAAAAGCAGAAGTATGTTGACCTTTATGAATATGAACGTTGTAGGATTCTGTTCAATAGAGAACCTACACATACCCTTAAACCCAAGTTGCACCATACTTATCAAGGCACCAAATGGGAAAGGTAAATCAACTATCCTATCGGCATTGGTATGGGCAATATATGGTAAAAACCTAAAAGGTGTATCCGAAGTTACTACCTGGGAAAAGGTAAGACCTAAGGATTACTCAGGAGTAATGGTAGAGGTATACTTTCAGAAAAATGAACATATCTATAAAATCATACGTTGTCAGAAATGTGATATGGTTTTAGAAGATGGTGCTAAAGGTAGGGATAGACTTATATTTCTGAAAGATAACGAGTTAGTGAATGTAAAGGGTAAGAATAAACTCCAGGATGCTATTAATGCAGAACTCGGATTATCTTACACTTTATTCATGAACTCTATAATGTTTGGTCAAGGGATTAAGAGGTTGATACAAGAATCAAATGCTGACAAGAAAAGGGTATTTGAGGAAGTATTTGACCTTGAGTTCTTGAATATAGCTAAGGGTATAGCTATGCAGGATAAAAATAACCTGTTAGCTCAAGCCAATGAAGTAGAACATCAATCTGAGTTACTTAAAAAAGAATTAGAAGCAAATAAGGAGGCTTACTTTGATTTACGTGACAGAGAGAAAGGTTTTAAAGAAAAAATCAAATCGGAACGTAGAGAATTAAAGAAAGACAGGGAAAAGCTAACTAAGTTACTGATTGAAAAACAAAAGGCACTTAAGGATGAAGTAGAAAAAAGTCTTCAGGTAAAGATTAAAAAACATAGTACCTATGTAGATACTCTTAAGTCAAAGCTTAGGGATAATAGAATGGTTGCAGAAGGGGTTTCTTTACCAGATTTTGTAAAGAAACTTAAGATACAGTTAGATAAAGGCCACTACAAACGTGCAAAGGCGAGCGTAGATATTATATATGATGCTATTATAAACTCAGATAAACTCAGGGAAGAGTATGAAGATGCGTTAGAAAGATTGGATGAGTTGAGAACTACGAATGAGAAGTATAAGAGACTTCAAAAGGACTGTGATGATATTGCTTCTGATATTGCTTCTATTGACGAGGATTTGGAAAAGCTCAAACAAGAGAAACTTAAGGTTATGTCTCCCAAATATAAAGAGAAACTTAAGGAAATTAGAAAGAATCTTCGTAAGGTAGATGAAGACTACCATAACAAAGAACTGGAGTTAGAGAATTACAATTGGTTAATCAATGACCCTCTTGGGAATAATGGAATCAAGGCATATTTATTCGATTCTTCACTCGATATGCTTAATCGTACATTAGAAAAGTATTCTCAAGTATTGGGATTCAGGATTGAATTTGGTATAGATTTAGGTACTACTAGAAAAGATTTTTATACTTTGATAGAAAGGGATGGGCAAGTTATTGATTATAATGAGCTAAGTGGTGGTGAACGGCAATTAGTGAATGTTGCAATGGCATTTGCAATGAATGAATCCCTTACTATGTCCAAAGGTATTAACCTTGCATTTCTTGATGAGGTATTTGAATCTTTGAGTTCGGATAATGTAGAGGTAGTTACATCTTTAATCAGACACACTTTTTCAGAAAAGACACTCTTCTTAATTACCCATCTTGATTCACTTCCTCTTAGCAACACTAAAATCCTGCAAGTTGAAAAAGTTAATGGCCTAAGTAGTTACAAGTTACTATAAGGATATATAACTTTAACAAGACAGGAAGATGAACTCAAAAAATAAAGGAAACAGATTCGAAAGAAAAATTGGAGCTTGGTTCACTAAATGGACCGGCTTCAAATTCGAAAGGAACAGGGCAGGTTCAGGAGCTTGGCATTCTAATAAGGATGCCACTTCTGATTTAACCTGTACGGATGAAAGACATGCACATAGATGTAAGATATCAATCGAATGTAAAAATTACAAGGATATTAAATTCGAACATGTACTCTTAGGTAATAAGAGTTGTGATATCCTTAAATTTTGGGAACAGGCAACTAAAGATGCTAAAAGAGCAAACAAGGTACCTATTCTTTGCATGAGATATAATTCAATGCCTTCAGAAGAATTTTTCTTTGTAGTAGGTCTTGAATTAGGGGATATTATGGCTGAGTATGTTACTAGAGTAATGTATATTCAAGTTCCTGGGAATACCCTTATGATTTTTATGGCAAGAGATGTACTAAACGTACCGTACAAGTTAATCCATAAACAAGCTAAGTTAATCATTAAAAGAAGATAATATGAAACGTATCCCTTATTCTTATTGTATATTCTACATAGAACGAAAGTATTATACCACAATAAACCAAGAACTTAAAGAAAAGGGATATAAAAATGTTCGTGCCATTATCCCAACTTTAAATGTCCTAAGGAAAACCATAAAAGGTAAGATGGTATTTGAAGAAGTCCCTATTTTATTTAATTATGGATTCATTAAGATGCCTACGGAATTAGCGTATTCTAGACCATTCCTCAATAAACTAAAACGAAACATTTCTGGAATAAGAACTTGGTTAAAGTCTACAGAGACACTTCATGAAAGGAAGAAGAAAGCTAGAATCGATAACTCTGAAGACTTTGATGATTTTTCTTTAGTAGCTACATGCTCAAGAAAGGATGTTAGAAGGTTTAAGAGAATGGCCAAAGAGAATAAGAAATTTTCGGTAGATGACTTGATGAATGTCTCAATAGGAGACTACATCGTACTAAAGGGTTATCCTTATGAGGGTATTGATGCTACTGTATTAGAGGTAGATTACATCAATAAAATGGTAAAAATGCTTTTATATCCTGAGATGGGTAGAATGGAAGTTTGGTTACCATTCGATAATGTTATTTATAGCGTATATCAAAATTACGACCCAGATAAGTTATATGCCAACTCTCAAGAGTTTGACCCAAATCAAATAACCAGTGAACAAATCGATAGAGTACTAAACATAAAATCAAGGAAAAGGAAATGAACGAGGCTCAGAAAAAAGCATGGGACTGTCTAAAAGATTTAGAACAGAAATCCTTATTCCTTCAATTATCAGAAAACAAATCCTCATGGGAAGCTGGTGAAATTTTAAAATTGTCACATTACAAGTATCTAGAAGTTCGGGAAAGGTCAGAAAAGTTTTTCAGATTATTCTCGGACTTTTTTGAGAAACACCCTTCTCTATTTCGACCAGATTGTCCATATGAGAGAAGTTTTCAGGATTATATTGAGGGTTGTCTAGAAAGAAGGTTAACAAGAAGAGAGGCAATGGTTTACATTGGTGATTCAGTTCACTTACTCTCTAAAGTAACTAACCGTAACATAGAAAGAAATATGAAACGGTTAAGAGAATCAGAAGATGAGTGGGATAAAGACACTGCTCGTATAGTATTTGAATTCGATAGATGGAATAACTTTAGGATATTGCCTAAAATGTTACAACAACCATCGGCATTCAAGAGACGGGCAAATAAGAAGGACAAGATATATATTAAGTATCTTCTTAATCGTATCCCAGAATGGATGCACACTAAATTAAGAGAAAGGTTTAAGTACAAAGTAAAACCAGGTAAGAAGAAATACTGGGTATGTTTGATATCAGAAGAATTATATACAGATGGATACCTATTATTGCCTGTAAGACCTTTGCAAGAAGTTATTGATGAATTTAGTAGATTTTATATGTACGTCTTTCCTACTAAGGACGATGCAGATACATTTGGTTTTATGGTATCCAAGTTTATGATTAAAACTGGTAGTGTAAGGCTTGGACAAGGATTCTGGCCTGAATACCGATGCTGCATTGAAAAAGCATTGAACTATAATCAAGTGAACAACATAGAATTCTCTGTTAAGAATTTAGACATGGCCTACAACCCTCATAAAACTAAAAGAAGAAAAAAGGCTAAATCTACCGGAGCCGAACGTATCGATGATATCTCAGCTTTTTATAAAAAAGAATAGAAAAGTATTTTTTATTTAAAATATTATTCTTATATTTGCAATGAATTAATGAAAACAACAAATTTAATATAGATATGAGAAAGAAAAAGAATAAACCAGCACCCTCTAAAGAGAAAGCCAGTTTCCTTGGTCATGCAGGAAGAAACATGACCTACAGGGATTTAAAAAGAAAGGCTGTCATATTGGGAATGCCTTTTCCTGATGCCTGTGCTGCAGGGATATTCGATTTAATTGGTTATATCGAAAGGTCAACCAACAAACCAGACAAATCATTAATTGACCAATATGATGATTGGATGGATAAACAATTAGAGAACATAGGTTATTCAAAGGATGACCCATTAAGAAGTTCTAAACTAAGGCTTGGATTTCTCGGAGAAGAAGGAGAAAATGGGAAGAGGAGAAATAAAAGGGTTCCCGGGATAAAGAAGCCAAGAGAAAAAAATCCACCGAGAGAAAGAGATGAATTTAATCTCATCAAGGGCACAAAGAAATCTTATGTATGGTCATTAGTTTCAAAGGGTTATGATTTGGATAGAGTAACTCGGAGAATGAAAAAGAAATTCCCGGATGCAAATGATAAATCAATAACACTTTGGTTTAGAACTGCAAGGAGGAGCATGAATGGTAAAGTTAAAGGAGAGTAGCAGGGAACCAATAAGGTCAGATAGATATTACATTTGGACTTGGAGACCAGATACTACCAATAAGTATATTACTGAAAAGAAATTATATCGGAAACATCTTACTGGTATACCATACTTTACTAGATACCAAATAAAAAAGACTCTTACTTATATATATGGAGTTGATGTTCTTCAATATATTCATATCATATCAGGTAGAAAGCTCATTATGCTGGGCATAAGACAATTATCAGATATGAATGGGAAGTTATTAAAACATGGTTCTACTAAATTCTGGTATAAGGGTAAATTGGTTAAGGCTAGAAAATTTATCATACCTGACGAATATAAATTAGATAAACATAGAAGACGAAGGTTCATGGTTCAAATGCACCGGGTCTTTAAAAGTAAAGGGAAGGAGGCATTCAATGAAAGGTACTCACAAAAACTCTATGGACAACGGGAAGGCATATCTCCCCAGTATATCCGGAAGAAGAGAATACAAATCCGTTCTGCTATCTTACAGGATTTACAACAGGCTAAGTCAAGAGGAAAAGAATACATATAATATTCTATCCTTACAGTATCCACCTTTGGTGGGTTCATTGGCCCTCTATCTAAGAAAGAAAATGAATATCCCAATGCAGAAAGTACTATTTATCAAAGCACAGAGGGATATGATAGATATCTTTTATCAAGAATCCTTAAACCATTTGGGATGGGTTCCAGAAGAAAGATATCTGGTAAAAGCTTTAATCTTTCAAGGGTTTGTTCCTGTAAGCAAATATAGGATGCGAAGCAAATATTCCTACATCATGACCAATAGGATGCTAGAAAAAGAATATTGGGTATTTCCCATGAGACTAGCTGATAACTATAAATCAATGCAAAATCCAAAATACAAATCCTATACGGAAGTATTTGGTAAAGCAGGTATTCCAGGTATAACTAAAATTAAATACAGTAATGGAGACTAAAAATAAGGTACCAGAAGTAAAGGTACATCAGCCACTAAATCCTTTTATGGGCAAAACCTTCAAGGTATTAACCTATAATCAGGTAAACCAGGTAATTGATACCGAAACAGTAAATATAGAATCTCAAGAAGAATTAAAGACCCTTCTAGGAGAGATAAAACAATATAATTCTGAATATGCTTACCTAAGTAATTCGGAAAAGAAGTATAAGAAACTTATAACAGAGTGATATAACTATTGATTATTAATATTTTAAACATTACGAAAATGGCTAAGAAAAAAGAAACCAAGAAAGAGTTGAAAGAAGTATCTCGTAAAGAGATTAACGGTGCAATCATTATCACCTACGAAGATGGTTCAGTAAAGATTATCCCGGCTCCTATTGTACTTTCGGCAGAAGAAGCAGCAGACCTTTTTGGTTCTGAAGATGCAGATGACGAAGATGAGGATGAAGGCGACGAAGATGAGGATGAAGGCGACGAAGACGACGAAGATGATGATGAAGATGATTCCGATGAGGATGACGATGAGGATGACGATGACTCTGATGAAGACGAGGACGAAGACGACGAAGATGATGAGGACGAAGAAGAGGAAGGAGAAGAACTGACCGGTGAAGACCTTGCAGAAATGGACTTCGAAGAACTGGAAGATGTTTGCGACGACAAAGACCTTGAAACTGACCCGGACGACTTCGAAGAAGACGACATCGAAAAACTTCGCAAGGCAATTGCCAAAGAATTGGGTCTCAAACTCCCGGCTGCAAAGAAAGAAGCCAAAGGAAAAAGTAAGAAAGGGAAAAAATAATCTATTACCTTTCAAAGGTTATGAAGGTTGGGCTAAAGCAATAGCCCACCTTTACCAGAAATCTCATTCTATTAATTAAATAAACTAAAGTATTATGGCAACTAAGAAAAAAGAAGACTCTAAGAAAAAGGGTTCAGAGAAAGTAAAGGACGAAGCTAAAGAAGCAAAACGTAAGGCAAGAATGGAAGCATTGAAAAATCGTCCTGCAGAACAACGTCCCAACAGTAAACAGATTGATGTTATCAAAATCAATGAAAAATCCGAAGTTCGCAATTACGGTTATGCCGTAAAGAACAAAGAAGGATATCAGGGAGTAGTGGTAACATCAGTTCTGGTCATCGATGAAAAACCAGCCACAACATCAGTGACCTTCGTTCCTGGTAACTTCACCGTTAAGTCTAAAAAAGGCCACGGTATCATTTGCAATCCGAAGTCTAAGAAAGACAAAGAGGACGCAGAAGATTCCGAAGACTAACGGACTCCCATAGCGAGTACATCGCTAATGGTTTGCATAGTTTATTAGTATTTCAAAAATTATGTTTGGAAGCCAATTGCCTGGGATAGGTAGTTGGCTTTATTTATTTTTATGCCTATGGAATCAGACAAAAAGGATATCAGAAAGAATGTTACTATCCTTGCATTAGATAATCTTATTCAGAATTATACTAATGCACTAGAAGATAAGTATATGGACCCTCCCCTATCAAACGAAGAAAGGGAATTAGCTGATTTAATAATTAAAGAGGCTAAGGAGATGCTAACGGAAATTGCTACAGAAAATACTAACCATATAATACCGAGACCAAAATGGAAATGACAGTAAGAGACATTATTCAAACTCTACAACAGTTAATCGAGGATAGAGACTTCACTATCTATCAATTACAAGTTGCTCAGAGACAAGGTAAGAGAGGATATGCCCAAAAACATGCCATTCATTTAAAGTATGTTAAGAATCGGATTAAAGACCTCTCTGATAAATTAGAGAAGAAACTAAAAGGTACTATCTCTACCGTTAAGTACTGTTATCATAACGGATGTGGTGGATTGGTTACTGTAGAACAAGAATTTGTGAATCTATCTGAACAAGAGATACGAGATATCATGGAAGTTCAGGCCATCATACATAAAATGGATATAACTATCCTAGAAATTAAGGAAATCCCCACCCAGGTTAGGATTATATAACTATGGATAATTACTAAGGAAATTTTAATCCACTTAAAAATTAAAGACATGAAGAAAGACAAGAAGAAGGCTAAACCGGTTAATAAGACTCCGGAGCTTTCAAAAGCAAAAAAGGCATTGGATGCTTATCTTAAAGAAAACAAGTTGGACCCTCAAAAGGACTGGACCAAAGACAAGAAACACGGTAAGAAGGTTACCGAACTTGTTAACAAGCTCAACAAGGAACGGGACAAAGTCGCTGCCGAATATCCTGAAAAGGATTTGAAGAATGAGGCTAAACTCGTTAAGTTGAAAGATAAGAAAGATTCAGAAAAGGCTGAAAAGAAAAAAGAGAAGAAAGAAAAAGCTTCTTCAGGTAGAACGGTAACGAAGTATGATTATCCTCTTATCGATGGTCGGGAAATGACTTCCGATGAAAAGAAAAAATATCGTACTGAACAAAGAAGACTCGCTGCGGGTAAGGCTCCAAAAGAAGAAAAACCGAAAGAGGAGAAAACAAAGAAGATAATAAAGAAGGAAGAAAAAGAAGAGGTTCCGGCAAAGAAAGACAAAAAGGCCAAAGACAAAAAGAAAAAGAAGGCCGTCAAAGAAGAGGATTAATTCCATAATCGATATAAATATTCGTTAATGATGTAAAGGCCTGAGTATTCCCATAGTACTTGGGCCTTTTTCTTTTTAAATATTAAATACATGGAAGAAAAAGTATATAAACCCAAACTTCGTATCACAACTCTCGAAGAAAATGGCTCCTACATTCAAGATAGATTAGTAGATGCCTATACCGAGATGAATTCAGGTCCTAAGGTACAACATAATGGACCCATAAGAATAGAAGTTACTCTTACTTGTAAACAAGATGTAGAGAACTTTAAGACTTACTTAGATAGATTGGTAGGTAACCTACCTATCAAAGAACAATCCGTAGGCAGAGGTAGACCTTCAACTGGCAGTAAGCAATTAACTGAATCACCCAGAGAAGACATACTGGCAGATGTAGAGAAAATGGTGAATGAAGGAAAGAGCCAACAAGAGATTATTAAGTATCTAAGGGAATTAGGATTTGTCTTTATTCTTACAGAAGACTTTCTTTTTCACTTTCCAGGATTTGAGTTCAATATTAAGGACGTGGGAGAAGCAACGGACAATAAACAATATCCTAATTCGTACTCTTGGATGGCAAGATGTATCAAACGAGCCAAGGACCCCAAAGCAGATAAATTCGACCCAATGGTCATCTTCGGTTTCAGCATCCTTGGTGGACCCTCAAAGAAAATTATTCCATACCTATATAAGGAAAGGAAGAAACCGTTAAGGGCCTCTGTTGGTAAAAAGACCATCTCCTTCTCTCAAGCAGAATTCACCAAGTTCCCCAAATTCATGTTGGAGGAAGAACGATTGAAATTCTCTGCAGAACAAAGACAATTACTTCTCAATCCTGAGAAGAAACCTTCTAAGTTCTTCATGAGATGGTACAAGGATGTAATATTCCCTGATTCAATCAAACAGAAAATCGAGGAAGCTATCTCAAGATAGAACTACACACTACCTCAGTTTAT